GGATTTATGTCAGGAAGCATAAAAGCTATTTTAAAACAAAAGATGGTTGTTTGGTTTGACTCTGGGGATTAAAAAAATAGAATGATAGACTGGTTAGATGATTTTTCTAAAAAATTCAATGATGACGAAGAAGTAAACAACCTTAAAGAAAGGAGTTTCTATGGGAGTATTCAAATAAACTTTTTTGGTGGGAATGTCGTAGATATAAATAAACACCAGACAAGGAAACCAGTTTTAAATACAATTAAATAACTAACGGACAATCTTAAAAATAGAAGCCGTAGCAGTAACCTGACATTTTGTCAGAACTGAACTACGGCTTTTTTATTTTACAAGCGGAAGCCGAAAGGTTAACCCGCAGAGAGGAAGAAAAAAGATGGATAACCAACCTAAACCAGTAGAGAATACTGAAGGATTGAATCCAGAGGGACAACAACCACAGGGAACTGAGGTAACGCCTCAAGTAACCCCGCAGGAAGAGGAGACATTATACGCTGGAAGGTTTAAGACACCCGAAGAACTCGAAGATGCTTACAAGGCTTCAAGTCAAGAGGGAATACGCTTGGCAGGCGAGGTAAAGCGTCTTATGACCCAATCCCAGCAGGCACAAACACCAGCAAAGAAAGAGGAAGTGCAGGATAAGATTGTTGACCTTACCCAGCATTTTGACCCTGAAACTGCGAAGATATTGCAGAATTATTTTGGTCAGTTATTGCAGACTAAACTTGACGGTTTCCAAAAGACAACGGCTGAACAAAATAGTTTTCAAAGTCAGGTAACAGAAAGTTGGGAAGAAACCAAGAAAGATTATCCAGATGCCGCTAATCCTCAGAGTAAGTTATATATCAGGGCTAATGAAATCCTGATGGAACGTGGGCTTGCTCTACAAAATCCTGATGGAACTGTGCAGTTATTAACTCCTTTTGCTTATAGAATGGCTGTTGAGGCGGCAGTTGCGGAGTCAAATAGGCAAGCTCCCGCAAATGCCCAAACACGAACAAACAAAAGTAAGGCAGGTGCTATACAGGGGAGAGGTTCTAAGACCGCAGTTCAAGGTAAACTCTCCTATGACCAGTATAATGCCCTTACTGATGAGCAAAAAGATGCCTATGATAAATCACAACTGTAACAAGGAGACAATATGTGGAAGTATCTATATAATCTCCTGAGGAATAATCGGGGCGTTACTCTCAATATGCACACCATTACGGATGCTACGACAACTGGGTTGGATTACGCGATCCCGGAGTTTTGGAACAAGAGGCTTTACGACGATGGTATTCGTAAGGCTTTCTGGGGTGCAAGGTTTGAGGGGCGTGAAGGTTCATCCAAGCCCATCATCGCTAAAGATGATTTTACAAAGGGGCCTGGGGACAGTCTTCATTTTCAGGTTATGTCCGAGTTGATTTCTTCAGGAGTAACAGGAGAAACTATCTTAGAAGGTAGTGAAGATAAACTGTCAATGAGCCAGTTTAGTTTGACAGTTGATTGGATAAGGAATGCTGTGGCCTTTACAGAGAAGTTGGAAAGACGAGTTAATTTCTCTATAATTCAGGTAGCACGGCAGAGATTATCTAATTGGATTGCTCGCCATATTGATGGGGGTATGTTTATTCAGTTAATCACAGGTGAAACATCGGCAGAGGTTCTTTATGCAGGTGATGCCGCAAGCGAAGCGGCTTTAGGCGATAATGACACCTTTGGAACTGAAGAAATAGACCGCATCAAACTTGCTCTGCAACGCAAGGGGGCAATTCCCATATCAACCAAAATGAACAACGGCGAGGAATTAGATACCTATGGTATCGTAATTTCCGAAGTTGATGAGTATTGGCTGAAGGGGGATGCTGTATGGCAACAGGCACAGCGAGATGCAGGAATTAGAGGCGAGTCTAACCGGATATTTACCGGCGCACTTGGAATATACAATGGTTGTATTTTGTATGTTCACCGCTCGGTAAAGTCTGGAACAAATGTCCAAGGTTCTCCCCTAAGACCTGAAGCTCGGTTATATGCCGATATGACTGCTACTTCTACTAATCCGGCAGCAGGCAGTAACACCAAAGCTGATTACTTAAGGTTTTTCCCTACATCGGGGACTTTGAGGATTGACAGCGAGGAAATGACCTATTCCGCAAAGGCAAACTCTTATACTTTTACAGTTGCTCTTGCTGGAAGAGGCGCAAATGGGACAACTGCCGCCGCTCACACGGCAGGTGCGTTGATAACTCTTCGCAATGTGTCAACCCAGATTGGCTTTGGGGCAGAGGTTGCAGTTCGTGGTTGGGGAATGAAACCGACACCAATAACCCAGACCTACGATTACGGATTTGAAAATGGCATCGGTGTAAAGGCCATTTTTGGGCAGGTGGCAGTCAAGGATACTAATTCTGTTCCGAAGAATTATCTCTTGGCTAAATCCTACGCAAAGAACCCAGGAACCATTTAAGGAGGAGAAAACTATGAAAAAGTTACTATCTTTCTTATTGGTTGTTTCGGTTCTTGCGTTATGTGCTTCTGCTTCCGCAGACAGCACGAGAACGAGTCCATTAAAGACTTCCGGTGCATTAACATCCAATCAAGTTGTTAGAGGACACGGTATAGATGTCTATCGCATTATGTGCAATGGCACGACGGACACAAGTGGTTTTGGTTTGTATGATTCAACCACTCTTGGTGGGGCAACAGTTACCGTATGCAAGTTTGAAATCTATGAGGCAACCAGCGGCGAAGGTCATTATATTGACTTCGGCGAAAACCCCCTCAAATTTGATACGGGATGTTCGTTGGTAATCTTTGATGGGGCGATTGTTCTTCATTACCGATAAGGAGATAACTATGAAACGATTATTTCTTCTTTTGGTAGTGGGTTTAGTCGCAACTCTCTCAATTACTGCTTTTGCCGATGATGACTTTGTCATTACTCGTGATAAAGCAGGCCCAGGAGAACGGCATCAACCGTTAAAAAACACAGATATATTGTTAGCCGATACAGTTGTTATCGCATCTATATCTGAACCTGTAAACATTTATCGGATATTCGTAACAGGAACGGCGGCGACATCAGCAATAGGAATATATGATGCTGGCAGTATGCCAGCAACTGCCGCTTCTACTTGTGTCTTTGAAATCTACGAGGCTACAACTGGTTCAGGTTACTACATTGATTTCGGAGATGACCCGATTAGGTTGACGACAGGTTTTAGTGTTAATTTAGAAGATGCTTATGCCGTAATTCACTACCGAGGGCAAGAAGCAGATTAGAAATGAAGCGGGGGTCTTTTGGGGCTCCCGCTTCATTTTACTAACAAGGAGAAAGTATGAGAAGGATATTTTGTCTTTTAATAGCCATTCTGTTTTTATTTCCATTGGTGGCGGAAGCCCGAAGAAGGCCAGATAGTCTAAATACGATTGTTGCTGGTAGTTCTTCAACCAATATAGTCAGAGGAGATGCAAGAATTTGGGGTGTTACTTTAAGAGCTACCACAGGTGTTGGAACTTTGACAATCTACGATGAGTATAGTTCAACTTCATTAGATGAATCCGAAATTGTCTGTGAGATAAGCGAAGCTACAACTGGCAATTCCCAAACATTGCATTTTGACCCTCCGCTTGACTGTTCATCTGGGCTTTATGTAGAGATGACTAATGGTGAATATGTAATAGTTTATGAATAGTTTTGACCTTGCGTTAAAGGTGTTCCTATTTTTAGCACCAATAGTTTATTGGCAGAATTTACCTTTAGCGCAGATACAAATACAGTTTTTTCAGTTTGGCACGATATTTCTTTTCCTTGTGGCTCTTTCTCAAAATAAACAAAGGAATTTAGAAGATAAATCATTATTTGCATTGGGGTTTATCTGTTTCCTAAATATCTTTATCGCAAAAACGCCGTTCAGCAATATAGCAATGACAAATATCCTATTTGCGTTATTGCTTTATTACCTGATTGTCTGTTATGCGAAAAATATCAAATGTATCTTTAAGATATTAGTTGCTCTTTTAATACTGAA